ACCAATTTTATTGTTTTGTAGGTTCTTTGCATTTTTCATTAATTAAATCCTTTAGTTTTTTATAAATTGCATGATTATTATCTTCTTTCCAATATTGTTTTCTAGTTAATCTTAACTGTACATGATAAACACAACTAGTATGATCTTTACTTGTTAAACCAGATATTTGTGGAAAAGAAAATAAAGTACATTCTCTTATTAAATTAATAGCCATTGATCTCGGCAGCACTAAATATTGTTGTCTGCTGCCACTAAATAATTCTGACTTTTTAATTTTAAACCAAGTACATACGGTATCAATAATTATTGGATATATGTTTTCGTTATGAATTGGTTTAATATCTGGTACATAATTAAATACTTTTCTAGTTCTAATTTTACCATCTTTAAATCCAGCATTATAAATTTCATGTTCTCTATCAGTATATAATTTTATGATAGAATGATCTGACGGTTTGAGTTGTGCTTTAGACATTACCTTTCCTCCTTGATGCTTCTAATGTTCTCCAAATTTCTATTTTATAAATTGCAGTTTGTCGTTTATTTTTAATATCATGTAAAGCTTTTAAACAATCTTTTTTCATTTTAAGAATATCTAAAAATTCTTTACTTGCATAAAAATTATGTTCTAGTTTAGACACTGGTAAGTTAGCTAAACCATTATTACTTACAAATTTACCTTTAACATGTTTTTCACTATCTTTCATAGACTCGTAATGCGATGTTAATTCTGCATGTAACTCATCAGTTTCTGCTAAATATTTAACAGAATTTTCTACATCATCTAACTTCATAAGGAACCTCCATAGTTTTTAATAAATTTTCTACATAAGATTTTACTTTCTTAGTAGATTTATCATGTCGTTTGTTAAAGGCTCTAACTAAATGAAATAAATCCATATCACCAATTTCAATCCATTCACCTTTACTTTCAGACAGATATTTTTCTTTCAACTGTTCTTCTATATCAACTGGTATAGTTTTACCAGTAATTTTTATTATTTGTATTAATTGTCTTATATTCATTAATTATATAGTCCTTCCCAATAAGTTGATTGCATCATTTCTGCAACTTGTTTTTCTCTTTTTCTTGAAACATTGTAAATTGCTCCTCTGGTGACTGGATGAGTTGCCCAGTCAGTCGCAGTTTGATAAACCGCAAAAACTGTATTGCCATATCTAGCAGCATACTTACCCCATAAAGAGTCCAGATCACGCATGACAATAATACTGTTATTGTCGATGTCGAGATTTGCTTTACGATTGTTAGCCAATGTTCTTTTGAATAGTTCTGTAACATCATTTACCTCTACTTTCTTTTGCATCATTTTAAACATATCGTCACCCATTTCTTTGTGGCTTTCTAAACCAGCACGAAATTCAGCGACACTATAGGTTATATCTTGTTTGGAACTGTGTTTATTATAAACAGTAAATGTCCAATCTGGTCTAACCATACCATTTAAACACCACATATACATAGACGAAAACATAATTTGTTGTCCCCATTGTCCATCAAGTGATGAATAAATTCTTATTTGTGGAATAATACATTCGTTAGCTCTTTTATTAGAATCTAAATAAATTTGTTCATTCCAAAAGTTTATATTTCTTCTAAACTTTTTACCATCAGCATAAACATGATCTTCTGTAGTAATTCTCCATTGATCTATGTTTGGCACTGCATCAAGTATAACTTCATTAACTTTTTGTGCTAAGTCAGAATATGGTCTAACTATGTAATCATCTGAATGAATACCTAGTAATTTACCATTATCTTTTCTTACTAATGCATATCTATTAACAGCAGTATCTTCTTGGTCGATAGATATATCTTCTTCTCTTTCTGACCAATAAAATAATTGTTTTTTATCTACCTCAAAATACGCACTTGGATCTATTGTGAGTAGATCATTTGTTTTTTGTTCTATATTTGTTTTCATAAGACCTCTTTCTTTCTTTCATTTAGTCAATCCCCCTCATTCGAGGGGGATCTTACGCAATAACATCCACCACCACCGTATTGCAATTTGATTCTTAATCAATCACCAGGCTTTTAGTTTGTATCGTTAAGTCTAAAGACTGAAATTACCAATACAATACAGGTTCTAGGTTACCTATTGTGTGGGAGCTACCCAAGCAATTTTATTTATTTTCTACTTGATCTAAATACTTTTGTACTAATGATCTAACTAATGTAGCTTTTGCTATATTATTTTTAATACAAAATTTATCTAGTCTATCATAAGTATCTGAACCTAAAGATAAACCAAACATTCCATACTTAATTGTATTAGAATTTCGTTTAGCTTTTTTTGGTACAGATTGTAAGATGTTTGTAACATCAATATTTATACTCATTTCTTACCTCTTTTTCGTTTAGTTGTTGTTTGTTTTTCTGGATAAACAATTGGTGATCTAAATTCATCAAGCCATTTGTTATGATCTTTCCAAGAAAACTTTTTTAATTTTTCATTTTTCTTTTTTATCATAAAACCAATCTTCAACCTTTCCTATTTTATATATATGCGTTCTTGATTTTTGTTTAGATGCAAATTCGGCAGCATCTTTTTCATACATAAAACATTGATTAGTAAATAGTTCCCATCTATCCTCCTTTTTTTTTGATTGTAAAATACAATACATTTATAAATCTCTAGATATACTAAACTTATCTGTATCGTTTATCATACCAGCAACAAAAACTAACATATGCCATACATAAATATCATAAGTCATAGCTCTAGTTTTACAAAAATTAAAACTAAGATCTTGACTATCATATTGTTTTTCTGTTGGTCTGTTTTTATTTAATACAAATGTTTCACAACCTGGATTACCATTCATAATTATTTCATGTTTAGTAATTTCAATAGATTGTAAATTTCTACCTGCAATTCCATCAATATAATAAGCTTCACCTTTAATTTGTTTCCATTGATCGTCAGTAAAATTAATATGTTGATGCCAGTAATTTGTATATCCCATGTTATTCCTTTCGTTTTGCTTTATCTAATTTATATTCGTATCTAGCGTCTTCGGCAGCTTCTACTTCATATGGTATTTCTTCAGTAGATACACCTAGTTCTGCTAAACCTTTTTCAAATTGTTCAGTATTAATCTTACATTCTGCATAATCAGTTTGTAAGTTTTCTAGGTTATCCAAGAAGTCTTGTTTAACTTTAGCCATTTAATTACCTATATTGTTATAATTAATAAGATAAGAAAAAATAATAAAGTTACACAACTATAAAATTGTATACTTGTCATTATTCTTTAGCTTCTTTCTTATTAAGTTTAATTTCATATGGCAGTTCAATTTTCTCTGGCATATGTTTACTAATAGCTATACATAATCCTATGAAAGCTCTAATTGGAAACATAATTGCTGTCCATATCCATTGTGCTAATACATTCATTAGCCAGTTTTGTAGTTTATTCCACATATTATACCTCTTTTCTTTTATTGTTATTATACACTTATTAATTGTTATAGCAAGACATTCGGCAGCACCTCATGTTTTTGCCCCACCGAGTTTTGAAAAAATCCAAAACACGATAAAAAAATGCCCATGGCTCAGAGTCGAGCCACAGGCAATGTTTTTATTGTTATGCAGATAGCTTACGAGCTTCTGCTAACAACATATCTTTTTCAGCTTTATCGACATAAACCTTGTCAGTAACTGAACCTCTCTTTGCAACAGGTACATAAGATTTACCAAAAATATCTTTGTACTTATTCTCAAGAGTATCAACTATAAGCTGTGATCTTCTACAATTCAAAGACTGAACTTTGTTTCTGAAGATCAATGATGATAATTTACCTTTGGTAATTTCTGTACCAACATCATCTCTAACAGCTTCTCTAGTAAGTTCTTTAGTTTTATCTAGTGAAGCATTACACATTTCGTTGTGTCTATAAAAGCTACCGTAAATAGAATCGAAATTCCATTGAGCAATTCTAGACCAATCTTCGTTGTCTACGAAAGGTGTAATAATGGTATCTACTAAAGTATTGATACCATCTACCATACTAGTTTCTGATTCATCTAAAACTAGTTCCATATTAGCAAGTCTGCTATCTGGATCATCTCTGTAAGTTTCTTTTAGTGTTGACATAATTTACTCCTTTTTGTTTGTTTCTTGGTTATTATTTAATTTATATACTGCGTATGCAATCAACCCAATAACCACAGGCGATAGCAGTATACTAAATACAGCACCTATAAAATAAAATGCCATAATCAATATCGATATACCTACAACTTTTAACAAGTTAGCTAACTTTGACATCTTCACCTCCATAACATGTTAGTTCATTATCAATTACAGTTATCTCATCAGTATTACCTACCGATTCAGCTACATCTCTTTTAATAGCTAACTCCTCAACTCTCTTGATTTTATCAGAATCTTTTCTTATCTTAAAATAAGTCATAAGATCTGAAACTCTTTCATTAATCATAATTACCTTTCAGTTAATAGTTAATATCTCCAATGTGTCACACACTGGTTACTCGAGCAGTCATCATGAGGCAAAGCTCAATGACTACATGCGACACAGGGGTTGCACCTTGTGTGCGACCTTCGTGTCCTCGCCGAAGCGAAGCGAAGGGCATGTTCATTGAGGCAAACTCATGATACAAGCGAGTAACTCCCCGTGTGTGTGAGGGGCCCATAGCGATACCGAGTAACGCAGAAAAGCGTAAAGCTTTTCGAGTAACGCAGGGGTTTCTCAGGCGAAGCCAATAGCGTAGGAGGATGCCTAGAAGTTTGCTCTGCAAACTGTCAGGCGAGTCCTTAGCGAATAAAGCAGCGACCTTCGGAGCTGCGTCAAGAGAAAATCGAGTATGGGACAGAAGGGTGTCGCTTGTCGACACTCCTATTAACCGAACGGAGTGAGGGCTAGCGACAAGGATCGTTACCCGAAGGGACAAGACCGAAGGGCTTGGGTGCGAAGCACTAGAGCCTGTTTGTCGCACATACTAGATATAGGGTTGTGAGTAGAGAACTACACAAGAAGACGAATATAATGCTTGACAGCAAGGAATCTACCCATTACGAACAGTTAGGGGTAGAATAATAAAGGCGTTATATGAGTGAACTTACAGAGAAACAGAAGAAGCTAGTAGATACCATCGTAACAACAGGATGTAGTATTAAGGATGCAGCTAAAACTGCAGGATATTCAAGCAAAGGAAGCGAAGAAGCAGGGAGAGTAAGTGCTTCTCGCACACTACGACTTCCAAAAGTACAGACCTATATGCAAC